TATAGCAATGGAACGAGCCAAGAAACTCGACAAGTTCGTAGCCGCTTGGCAGGGAGTACCCGAAGACCACCGACTGCCGATGTCGGACGAGCAGTACCTGCTCACTTTCGGTGCTGAAACGGGACATAAAAACGCTTTGGAGGGTTCGGGTTTGAATGTAAAACTCCTCGGCAAGAGGCACACATACGACTGCTTCGATGTGAATTTCCGCCGCTACTCGCACATTCGTTGGAATGTCAAGTATGATCCGAACGACACGAGCCGAGTGCTTGCGGTGAGCGACAATGGCGAGCTTCGCTTTATGCTCGAAGAAAAGTATGTGCAACCAATGGCTCTCGTGGATCGTCAGGAGGGAGACGCAGAGGAACTCGCACGAGTGCGGGCGTTCAACAGCCAAGAGTTGGAGCCTGCGGTGGTAAAAGCCATCGGGGCAGCACAGGAGAGAGTGGAGTTGCTTTTCCACCAAAACCCACAACTCGACAACACGCTCTGCCGCCACCTTATCTGCGATTCGAGAGGTCAGCACAAAGACCGCCGCAATGAGCGGAGATTGGCAGCACCGATTGAGGAGGCTGAAATGGCAGAGGTCGAGCCAATGATTACAGGACACAAACCATCAACATTTGATTTATACTAATTCGCAAATACAAGGTAATATGAAAAAAGTTGAGAAACAGGCAATCGCCGAACGATTAAAGGAGTATGTGGCAAGCAAGGAGAGCCAAAATAAGGCGGCTGCCACATTGCAGGGCGTCAGTGCTGCAACAGTCAGCCAAATACTCAATGGCAAATGGGAGTTAATCTCTGCCGATATGTGGCGCACGGTAGCAGCGCAGATCGGCTACGACCCTCGCAAGTGGGTTGTGGTTCAGACCGAGGGCTACAACCGTATGTATGATATTTTGACCGATGCACAGGCGAACGCCCTTGTCTTCGCTGTAACGGGCGATGCAGGCTGTGGCAAGTCGCAAGCGATTAAGGTGTACGGCGAGCGTAACCGCAATACGCTCGTACTCTCTTGCTCGGAGTACTGGAACCGCAAACAGTTCCTCGTTGAGTTGCTCCGCTCGCTTGGTGTGGACGCTGCGGGTTGTACCGTGGTCGATATGATGGCAGATGCGGTGCAGCAACTCAAACGCCGTGAGGGCGTGCTGCTCGTGTTAGACGAGGCGGACAAATTGAGCGACCAAATCCTCTACTTCTTCATCACGCTATACAATCAACTCGAAGACCACATCGGCATAGTCCTCTGCGCTACGCAGCACCTCGAAAAGCGCATCGTGCGTGGTGTGCGCAACAACCGCAAGGGCTACCGTGAGATATACAGCCGTATAGGTCGTAAGTTTATACCGATGCCCGTAGTGAACGATGGCGATATTGAGGCGGTATGTATGGCAAATGGCGTAACCGACAAGCGAACCATCAACCGCATTGCTGACGACTGCGATAGCGACCTACGCCGTGTAAAACGCCTTGTACACGCTGTTAAACAATCTTCAAACAACGATTAAACACTGCTCAAATGGGACGCGCCATAAGCAACAAAAATGTCTGCGACGCAAGATTTAACCTCGCCGAGTTCGAGGGAGCGTGGCTCGCATCGTTCGGAAAGCCCGAACTGCGCGGCGCGTGGATCATCTTCGGAGAGAGCGGCTCGGGTAAAACGCACTTTGCGCTGGAACTACTCAAATACCTATCGCAGTTCGTGGATAGAGTGGCATACGACACTTTGGAGCAAGGTCTGTCGAAATCCTTTCAGACCGCTTGGAACGATGCCGATATGCAGAGCGTAGGCACAAAGGTCGTGGTGTACCACAAGGAGCAGATAGATGCCCTGTGCGAACGCCTCCGCCGCCGCAAATCTCCGCAGGTGGTAGTGGTAGATTCGATTACTGCGATGGTCGGCTTTACTCGCCCGATGTTCGCTCGCCTCCTTGAAGAGTTCCCCGATAAGTTGTTCATCTTCCTCGCACACGAGGAGAACGGCAAGCCTTACCCCGCCATAGCGCAGCACATTCGTAAGCTCTCCGAGGTCAAGTGTCGTGTCGAGGGATTTACCGCCTACATCACTACACGCTTTCAAAGCAAGGAGGGCGGCGGTGAGGATTTCGTGATATGGGAGGAGGGCGCAGCAGCCTACGCAGCAGACAAGTAGAACACTCAACAAATAAACCTATGACAACGATAATGGATAAACAGCAGAAATGGCTACTCCGACAGTTTCACACACTGTGCAGCCGCCTCGGTATGACGGAGTATGAGAAGCGTGCCCTCATCGAGAGTTACGGAGTGGAGAGCAGCAAGGACATTGACAATCACGATTTGATGGATTTGTGCCACACGCTCGAACTCCGCCTCAAAAAAGGAGCTTCGGAAATTGACACCCTCCGCAAGCGTGCCATTGCCGCCATCGGTGGTTGGTTGCGCCTGACGGGCAAGACCGAGAACATCGAGGTTATCAAGGCTATTGCCTGCCGCTCGACGGGTTACGACAACTTCAACAAGATACCAGCCGAGCGTCTGCGTAATGTTTACAACACATTCCGCAACAAGCAGCGAGACCATAGAGCCGTACAGGCGGTGGCAGACGAGTACCTCGCACAGATCCTCGCAACAGGACAGACAACAGTACAAAATAACACAATACTTAACTAAAAACACCAAACATTATGGCAAAACAAACATCAGCAGCCGCTTCGGGCGGCATCGGTTTCACAGGACTGCTCGCAGTAGCGTTCATCGTGTTAAAACTCACGGGCGCAATCTCGTGGTCGTGGTGGTGGGTTCTCGCGCCTCTTTGGTTGCCCGTAGCCCTACTGCTCGTATTTGCAGTGCTCGTATTCATCTATTCAGCAATCAAAATCAAGTTTAAGAATGAAGATTTACATCAGTGGTAAGATTTCCGACCTCCCAATGGAGGAGGTGCGAGCAAAGTTCGCACAGGCGGAGCAGCAGATTGTGGCGTTCGGACACACGCCTGTAAACCCTCTCAACAACGGACAGCCCGCAGATGCAAGTTGGGAGGAGCAGATGCTGGCGAGTATCAAGATGCTTTTCGAGTGTGATGCGATTTATATGTTGCACGACTGGGGACACAGCAGAGGCGCACGCATAGAGAGAAACATCGCCGAGGAAATGGGCTTTGAGGTTATTCCGCAACCCGAATACGGCTACTATCAAAGTAAAATGAAATAAAAACCTTAAACACACAAAGTATTATGGCAAAATCAATCATCGGACACGATTACACTCCCACAAACTGCAAGGCGGTAGATTTGGAGACAGGCAAGTATGCAGACCTCGGTAACGAGCGTAAATATACCATTATCGCAGATCCATACACGCACAAGAGCAGGGGTTTTTATGGCTCGGAAATTTCCGAGGGGCTCTACACTGTTATCAATGTAATGGATAAGGCGACGGGCAGAACCTACCGTGTAGAGTTTAAGCCTGCACTACTGCAAGACGAACAGACGGAGGCAGAGCCCGCAGCCAAAGATACAGCCAATGTATCGGCATTCATCAAGGAGGTACACGCCTTTGCAGAGAGTGTCAAGAAACGATTTGAGAAGAACGGAGACCTCTCTGTGAACGATTGCAGCTTCATCGTTTTCGCTCTTTGTAAAAACGGAGAAAAATTAGATGGCGTGGTAACTTCTTTTGGCGATCAGCAGATAACATTTCAAAACTTGAAAACGGTATTTTCACAGAGTGAGCAGTTGCGTTCAATGGCACAGATGGCGATTCTCGCAGCAAGCATTGACGGATTGAAGAAACGATAACCCATAAAACAATAGAACAATGGCAAGAGTTAAAAAGACAGTTGTAGCGGGCATTACCCGTGAGCAGATGGAGGAGGCGTTCGGTCGCTTTGCCTCCGCAGACGCAGAGGTGCAGAGCATCAATGCGGAAATGGATAAGCAGTTCGTGGCTATCCGAGAGCAGAACGCCGACAGATTGGCGGAGTTGGAGCAGCAGAAAAAGGAGGCATTCGAGGTGATGCAGGTGTATGCCACCGAGAACCGCGAGGAGTTGTTCTCGAAGCGCAAGAGCATCGAGACCACACACGGAACGCTCGGCTTCCGTACAGGTATGCCAAAGTTGAAGACCAAAAAGGGCTTCACTTGGGCGGCTGTTCTGGAACTCCTCAAAAAGTTCGGCAAGGACTATGTCCGCACCGTAGAGGAGCCAGCCAAGGACAAACTGCTCGCCAATCGTGATAACGAGGAGTGTCAGCAGTTGATGGAGGACTGCGGTATCGTCGTAGATCAGGGCGAAACATTCTTTGTCGAACCTAAAAAGGAAAAGGAGGATTGACGCTGAATGGGAAAGCGCAAGGAGTTCGTAAACGACAAAATCGAACTATGTCGCAACTGCCAAGGCACGGGTAAGGTGGAAACCAAGCCCGTGTTTGGTCGAGCAAAGATGGAGACTTGTCCCGTATGTGGCGGGTCGGGGCTGATGAAGAAGCACATCGAGGGTATTGTGGAGGTTGAGCCTTACAACCCACGAGCGTAGGCACAAAAAAACTCGCCTCCGAAAACGAAATGCGAGCCGTTGGTTGGGGAACCGATGCAAAGATAATAAAAGTTTTCGGATATGAGTTCAAAACACCACATAAATAAATTGCGCCTCATTAAAAATGTGTGCGCCATAGTACAGGAGCACTACGAGGAGGGCAACCGCTCGCGGTGCTATAAAGAGGTGTGGAGAAAATATGTCTATCCGATATACCCGATGTGTTACCACACATTCCTCTCGTATATCAACACGCCGCTCGGCGAACTGAAAGAGCAGCCGAAAGACGACCCCCGACAACTTAAACTCTTTGATAAATAGCAAACGCCACGCAACCGCTGCGTGGCGTTACTATTTTAGGTAAACTGCTCACCGAAGACAAAGACAAACACATTGCCATCGTCCAGCGTAACCTTGAACGGCGTTTCGATAAGGTTGCGCCCGATCATCGAGCGGTCGTAGCAGCGAGTCTTCCAAATCTCGATGTCCTCACGCACCTCTCCGTGGTTGTGGTCGCTTTCGCTTTCGATGTGGACGAATGTTCCGAAGCTGCGTGTTTTGTCTTTGGTTACACCCGCAAAGCCGACAAACGCCTGTTCAATGGCTCGTATCAGATGTAGGCGGTAGAGCGCAGCGTCCTTGTACGGTGAGTTAGGTGTGGCGAGCGTAGCCGTCAGTATGTGCAGGCGCACCTCCACATCGGCATATTTCGAGCCATTGCCCGACTGCCCCCATACTATCGGGCGGAACTCTACGAAGACCGCAGGCACCCCGAATGGGCGTTGCTCTTTGAGACGCTCGACCTGCTCGTTCCACAGGTCAAATGTCTTTATCGTTTGCGGTGGCTTTTCCGCCCCGCTGTTGGTACTTTGCTCCCTGATGTAGGCAGGTGTGCCATTGACCGTGCGAACGCACGCCAAACGCGCTAAAATCGCATCATAAAGGGTTAATCTCATTTGCTCATACTCTTTTTAACCAAATCCTCGCTAAACTTTTGCAGGTTCTTATACACGATGTCGCCCAGTGCCTGCTGTACCTTGTCGTGGTCGCCGATGAACTGACGCTGCGGTATATTCGTTGCTCGTTCGTGGCTGCGTACATCGTAACTTCTGCCCTTGCTCGATGTTCGGGTGTGGCGGCGCACTGTTACGCTGCCCTTGCCTCCCTCGTTATGCACCGAGGCATACGGCAGGTGCGATGTGAACACAACCGAGTTGCCCCGAATGTGCGAGCGTATCGAGCGGCGCAACGCACCCGTAACGATAAGTATAGAGCCCTTTTTGCCCGCCTTGTTGGTCTTCGACACTTTGGTTGCTACCCATTTGTCGCCGAAGAAACCCTGCTCTCGAAAGTTGTTATCAAACATCGAGGTCAGTTTTACACGGGCATCGCGTAGGATTTTGTCGTAAATGTTTGCCATTTATTTGGTTGGAACAAAAATTGTTACTATATTTGCATACGATTTAAGCCTACCGATGTCAGACACTGTGGAGATAAATCCACTCGATGCTTTCGGTGGGCTTATTTCGTTTACCATTCTTCAATACTTGGAGGTGCTCCATATTTCATATTCTCCCAATCGCAATTTTCACGAATACAATATAACGCCTCCTTTTTGAGGTCTTTGCGCCCCTCTACACTTGCATAGTAGGTCTTGCCTCCAATCTCCATTTTATAGTAGATGAAGCACGCTGCTTTGGCGTGTTTAGGCTTGCCGTCTGATGATAATTTAACAGGCTGCCAACCCACATATTCCCACGATAAAGCATTGCGTTCTATGCCTAACAGCGAATTGCGAACAGCGATATTTAGTGTGTGGTCTAATACGCCACGAACAGAACCACGAGTTATTCGGAGCTCTCCCGTAGCAAAATTCTCTCCGATAATAGGCAGACCTCCCTGCACTGGTATTTTGCGCTTTTTCCATTCGTCAATTACCCGCTTTTGTTCTGCACGGCATTGCTTGGCAATCTCACCACACGCTACACACATCGGCAGACCTCTATCTACGGGAGTTGCAAGTTTGAGCGATGCGCGTTGCGGGCAACTCCCGCACCCTTTCGGCAGATACGGGTGCTTTGGCGGGAACAGTTCGAGCGTCTTGCCAGGATTGAAGCGGAACATCTGTTGCTTGATGCTCTGTGTGCTCTCATCGCCACGCTTTATTGCCTCCTCGCTATCCGACAGCGGGAAATCCTCACGCAGCACCTGCACAACGGTACAGCGGCAGTTCCAGCCATTCGGTGGCAGGTACCTGTCCCAAAACTTATCGCTCGGCGGTAGCGTTACTCCATCGAGGGCGAGGTGTGCCTCACGCACACGCTCATCGCCAGCAGTACGGTATTGCAGGTTGTACTCGTCTCCATCGCGCACAAAGTCCTGCCACTTGACCGCCATTTGCGTAGTGTGCACGGCGTGGTTGTACTCGGCATAGAGGTATGCTCCGTTATACTTGTCGTCAATGCGGCGCACATCCTCCAAGACCTTTGCGTATGGTTTGAGGTTGCCCTCATCGTCTGTAAGTTCCAGCCCGACCTCCGAGAGTGTGCGGTGCGTCTTGAAGCCCGAAAAGATAAATGCGTTGTTACGCAGCGCATAGGTCATCTCCTCGGGAGTCTCCTGTGTTATCGAGGCTCCTATCGCACCATTGAGGGCATTGTAGGTTTCCTCAATGAGCCTATGGGCGTGTGGGTCGGCGAGCATATCTGCGGAGTACCGCCCTTGCTCGTGTAGCCACTTGACCGCCTCCTCGAATATCTCGTGCTTGAATGGTATGCGTGGCGTGTCGGGTTTGGTGGCAAGGGTGATGATGTCGGGCGCATAGAGTTCTGCCACCGCTCTGTTCATCAGGCGGTAGTAGTTGCGTTGCTCCTCCTTTTTAGTCTTGGGTTCTTGGGGGGCTTTGCTGCCTTTGTTCTTGCCGTCCTTATCGCCCCCTACTCGAAAAAACCGCTCGTGTCCTCACGCTTGCCGAGAATATCAATCTTGTACTTGCTCTTGAAATACTCAGGGTCAATGTCGTAGTACTGCAACAATACTCTTTCGAGTTCTCGCTGCTGTTCGGGTGTGTAGGTGGCTGCGTTGTCCCACTCGAAAGTACAGCCCTGCAAAGGGAAACCGTGCTTTACCATCTTTGGCAGCAGGCGGTCATTTACGATGTACTGAATGAGTTTGTGGTCGGCAGCACATACATTCTCGAAGACTTCGAGGTGCGTCTGCGACTGCGACAACGAACTGCCGCTGTCGATGGTCATAGTTTGGTTTAGAATG